CCTAAATTACCTGCGGTTAATACTCCTGTATTTTCTTTTAAAGATACTTTATCGCATTTGTTTGTGAGGGATAATTTTATTTTTGGAGACAGTGCCATTATTTTAATTTTGGATAAAATTAAGAAAAAAATAAAAAAGTAGCCTCTCTTTTAGACAGCAAATTCGAGAGGCTACTGAGGGTTGGAGAATTACTGATTCAATGTAGAAGGTGTAATTCCTAATGTATCTGCTAATGTTTCACCAGTGTTATCTGGAGTAGTAGCTAAAATACCTGAACCTCCTGAGTTTTCAAGGTTAAGATATACTAGAACATTACCCTTCCCTCCTGCTTTAGAAACAAGACCTTGGATATCTTCTTCCCAAGCGATGTTAATAGCAGAGTATTTTGCAGTTAATGCAGTTGCTCCAGCAGTTACACCAGGGATTTTAACCTCTTGGTCACGGAATTGTGGTGGAACATCTAACATACCATTTTGTCCTTCAAATCCGTAAGACATGTACTCATCAAGAGCAACTTGTTGGAACATACCATTACCATTGTAAGCACCTGCTAAATGAGATACTAATACTGTACTATCAGAGAAGTTAGCAGTAAAACGGTTAGCATAATAATCTCTGAAAGAGTTTACGTTAAATGGAGCTTGGATACCTGTAATCAAGATACCGAAATTAGCTACTGCTGCTAATGCTGCTGTAACAAATTCGATAGCTGCTACTGCACCAGTTTCACCTACATAAGGAGTATCTAATGTAAGATTTGTACCAGAGATAGCTTTAATCAAATAAACAGGATCAGAAACTGCTGTACCAAAACGAATGAAATCACCAACTGCCATAGTTGTAGGACCAGCGTTAAGAACAACACCTTTAGAACCTTTTACTACTGTTGCAGAAGTTGCAGTACCATCTGTAGCACCTGCATTGTTACAGATAGCTTCAAATTTCAAATAATGGTTAGCAGGCTCATCTTTAAAATTAAGATATCCATTTTTAACCAATGCTGCAGCTAATTCTGCTTGAGTACCTGTTCCGTCTGTTTTAACAGGACCTGCGAACAAACTCATAGGTTGAGAACGGTTAGCAGCATCGTTATCACGCTTACGGATTTTGATCCAGAAGTCAGTGTTGTTTGCTGTTGGAAGAGCACCAGTTGTTCCGTTAAAACCAATAGCTGTAACTTGTTGTTGAGCTGGTTTAAATTTAGCAGTTGTTACTGCAATTCTTCCTTTAGTTAATACAGGAGATTTCATTAAAGGTTGGTTAGCACCTTTTCCTTGTACTACTAAAAAACGATCTGTAGCAGAAAGAGCTGCAAATACTGCTGCATCCAATCTTTCTAGTCCTACATTTGTAATTACTACTGCTCCTTTCTCAAGGTTTGCAGATGTTACAACATCTCCTACCGCTGGCAAGGCAGATGTTAACTTAGTTACGTCACTCAAGATAACTGAGAATACGTTGCTTGTTTGTCGAAAAGCCATTTTACTTTACTTTTAGGTTATTACTTATTTACTCTAAGTCTTTTAAGGACTCTATTATTTGCAATTTTTGATCTTTTGTTCTTTCCATCATTAAATCTGCCGCCATCTGTACTATTACTAGATGAGTAGAAGTATCTAATTCTGAGTTTCTCTGGTTGGCAGGAGTTGCTCTATCTACTACGATATCATCAGGGTTTTTTAAATATCTCATATGGTAAGAGATAATATTAAAAGTACCATCTGTAAAAATCTCATGACGCTTTGCTGTTGCAGGAGCTGCAGGATTTATACCTGATACTTGTCTAGAAAACTCTGATCTCCAAACTCTTGAATCTCCAGAATATTTAAAGAACGGTTTTTTATATTTACTCCAATTGAACCTTTGCATTTCTGTATGTGCAATAGGAACAACATAGGCGTTAATATAACTTTCTACTGTACCACACTCTATTTTATCTATAATACATTCTTCGTATATAGTATACATGTGGTCAGTCGGTAAATCAAAGAACTTTCCTACTACACTAGAGTTACTAATAACTCCAGTTTGTGAAGCAGAAGGAGTAAGGGAAGGAGCATCTTTAATTAATGCTCCTAAACCTTGGTCTCTTATTTCAATTTCCTGAAAGCCCTTTTGCTTTCGGTTATTTAGCTCGTCGAAGTATTTTTTGATGTAAAGAGTTTCTGCTAATGTTAATACAGAAGATATTTCAAAATCTTCGTACCCAGGTGAACCAAAGCTACTAGATCTGTCTAGTATTCTTTCTACCTCATTAGCCATCTCATTTGCAGTCATAATTACTTACGTTTTGCTAAATCAATTTTTGATTTAATTCTTAATTTAACCTCTTGATTGTCAGGATTAAGTAGATAGTTTACAACGTCTGTAAGATCTCCTAATTCTGCACCGTTATCAAGAGTATATCTTTTATCACCTTTGCGAATAATAGCACCTGCTTCTACCGCTTCTTGTACAAAGATACGTTCATTGTATTGTGGGTGGTTAACAATCTCTAAGAAATACTTAGGGTTGTTTTCAACAATTGTAAGAACTTCATTTTTCAACCAGTCTTCATTAGCTGTTACTGGAATAGTTCTACCAAGAGATTTGATAAATCCGATAGTAGCTGATTTGCTTCCTGTAACTTCTGCGAATTTAATATACGCATCTGCTTTAACTCTAGCCTCGTCAAGTTTCTGAGTTGTTACTTTGCTTTCATCTACAATCATGAACTCATAACTAGCTTTTAGTGTACGCTCTTCATAAGAAGGAGATACAAGAGATTTGTTTGATAACAAGACCTTGTACTTTAACATATCTAAAGGCTCGTTGAGATTTAACTTAATTCCTTCTTTTGTCAAGATTACTCTTCCTAGACGATTATTTCTCCAGAAATTATCTTCTGCTTTTAGAGTAGGATTTAAGTTTGCTCCTAATTCTTTTTCAAAGAACTCTCTTTCTGTCATCCCGTTTGGATAACTTTCCATATACTTTTGGATTTTAACTCTACGTTGGTCATCCAAAATTACTTTTACACCTCCTCCTCTTGACTCACTGTTAAGAGGAACTTGGTAACTTCTTTTTACTTTGTTCAACAGAAACGGATCTTTTGTTCTATCCTGTCCTGCTACTAATAAGTTACTCCATTTACCCGAAGATTCTACAGGTTTTACAGATACTACTCGATCTTGTAAAAAAGTCCCGTATACTACTTTTTCTTTTGTTGCTGTCTCCATTATGCTGTCTTTATTAATTCTCTTTTAAAAATGTCCCCTTGAGGCGTTCAACTCCAAGGGGATCATTTTTAGATTATTTATCTTTCGATATTCAATCTCAAATCTACAATTTTCGTAGGATCTTCGATCATTAAACCTCCCCATTTTTGGAAGTGTACTTCGTATCCGTCTACACGAGAAGCTACCATTTTAGGCGAACCTTTTCCTGCAGGAGAGAATGGATCTCTCATACCTGGGATATATGCCCAGTTGTAATCTGGAACTCCTTTAGGTTTAACACGGTAAACACCTGCGTTATCACCATAATCAAGAGCAAGGATTCTGTGTGATTCTACAATACCTTTTCCATCTGGGTGACGTTGTGGGAAGTATACATCATCATCGAAGAAATCAAGGATCTCAACTTTGATAACTACACCGTTGTACCACTCGTACACGTTCCATTGTGGTTCCATCAAACCTTTAGTATTGCTACCACCTAAGTTACCAGCATCTGTGTTGCTCATCAAGAACTTATCAGAGATAACAGTAAATTTACCTGTTCCTGATTTAGCTTGGATTTGCTTAGAGATTTCGATAGCACCGAATTCACCAGTTAACAAGTGGATAACACGTTTACCACGCTCGATTTTACCAACACCCATGTCTAACAACAATTCTAAATGCCAATCAAGGTCATAAGTATTGTAGTAGTGTACGTTAGAAGGAGCGATTTGCTCGAAGAAACCTGAACCTGACTCAACAGCGTATTTAGTCTTGTCATCTTTGTTCAAGTACTTATGATCAGCTGTCCAGTTTTTCTTACCGTACATCAACATACGAGCGAACATTTCTTCACACTGATGGTGAGCAACTAAATCTTGGTAGTTAATC